TGGTTTGTTATCGTCATCCATCTATTATTACTTCCCTTTGTTGTTACTTGAACCTGTATTAACATACAGTCCAAACCAGGCTGCTCCCGCGCCTATGACGGTTGATATTAAACCAGCCTGCGGCATCGTGGGGTCTTCTAATGCTATAAACCAATTTGTAGTATTATATAGTAAAACTAGGTAGAAGCATATGAATAAACGCGGAAAGACACGCCACGAATCGAAGGCTTCTGCTAAATCGATAATTTTAGAGAATCTATTTGGTAGCTTTTCGATAGCACCAACTTCAACCTCTACTTGTACCTTCTTTGTCCAGTTTTCATCATTCACGTTTTATTATTCTCTTTTTTAATGCGTTCGTTCTCTTCTCTGATGTGTTCTTGTAACATAGCAATGTATATTTCCCTTTCCCATGGAACCATATGATCTAATTCAGTTAATGAATAACTATGATGTTGCATTAACGCAAAATTAGTCTGATAATGATTTATTAGCGAGTCATGAGAGAGGCTTATGTAAAAAAAGCTTGTAGGCCTTTTAATTCTAGTGTGTTATCAGTATCGCATGCCGAACACTTAAACTCTACTGTATGTTCTAACGATGGCATGTCTTCAAAGAAATCAGTAATCTTGGTTAGTTGACTATTGTTTAAGCTTTCAATAAATGCGCTTAGTGACTTTTCAGTTTCATCACCTGCTGGATATACATTAGATTCATCGTAAATAGATTCAATACTTAGCGCGATTAGTTTGAGTACGCCTTCAATTGATTCTAATTCTCCTTCTTTAAAAGAATTCATAACGACAGGAGATGGAAAGTTCATAGTGACACCAACATCGCTTGATAGTTCAATAACTCTACTGCCTTTATCAAACTCAGCACATTTAACATCATCAAGTAATACTTCAATTTCTGTTTTGTTTTCACATTTCGAGCAGGCTGCCATTAGTTCTATACGTTCGCCTACCGATTTAGATCGAAGAGCTAAGAACAACGCCTCAATATCAAACATTGCTAAACTATCAACGTCAATATCCTGGTCTATACATTCACCTATAACGTTCTGTATTGCTGTAAGTATTTGCTTTTGATCTTGAGACTCTAAAGCAATCATTAGGATCTTTTCTTCTTTTACTAAATAAGGTCTATAGTCCACTGTTTCTCCAGTAGAAGGTATAGTTACCTTATATTTGGAACTTGTCATTGTTGGCAAAGCCATAATATGCTACTCCTAAAAGTTTAAAATAAGTTCGTGATGCCTCTAACTGCTTCACGAATAGCAGATCCTGTGCTACTTAGCGGTCCTTCTGGTACATAATTATCAAAGCTCAATGTTACACTAAGCTTTTGAGGTGTATTTTCTGAGTTATTATCAAGAACTACACTACTAACTGTTGTTGGAAACGCGTTCTCTAATCTAACGCCATAAATCGGTACGTTATTACTATCTAGCTGTTGTATTACTACATCAACTGAGAAATCTTTTTTGTACCCTACTCTATATATATCCATGTCTACGATGCTAGCCAGCCAGTCATCCATCATAGTTTTAATGTAATAATCATTAGTTAACAAAAAGCTTAGAGTAACATCTTCATTAATCAGAGAATAAGGAACCTTTACGGTGTTCTTATTTGATGTATAATCCATTGAAGTTATCTGTCTACCTGGTAACGTCGCCGATTCACATAGCATGCTTATATCCCGTGGGTCATTGATAAGTGATTTTACTGACGTTTTACCACGTAGAGCTCCAACCAAGGTTGACGCATTTATGTTTAATAGCGACTGACCAGGTGGAGTAAAAATAATCTGAAATCTGTTTTGTTGCGCTAGTCCACCGCGTTTACTTAGCGTTGCTTTAAAATTATCAATTGTTGACATCTATTATTTACCTGTATACTTTTTTCTTGAATATCGCCATACTGACTGAGCTTTAGCACCTTCAAACTGTTCAGTTGGTAAGAATATAGCAATATCCCATTCAGTCATAGGAACTCTAACTATATTCGATTTTATATGACTTGTCAAATAGTGCTTAAAACATGGTTGGAACTCTTTATATTTTTGTACGCCTTTAAGTAACTCGTACGAGATTTTGAGCCTAGAAGTATCGGTTATGCGCTTAGGTGCAGTATCCATCAGCTCATCTAAGAATCGAGCACGAACACCTGGCGCTAAATAGTGAAGATTGAGACCGTAGAAGCCGCCCTTAGCTGGCTCAATAAAGATAGTTAATGGAAACCTATCATAATGAGGCAATGTATCCTTATGCTTTGGATCATACACATAGTGATACATTTGACCAGATATAGGTGTACTTGCCTTAGAAAGTCCGTCATCCTTTAGTATCTTACTAGGAGTAACAGAACCTAAGTTTTTAATCTGCTTCTTAAACCAAGTCTGAGCCTGCTTTGTATTCTTTTGAATACCAGCCTTACCGGCTCCCTTGTTTAGCTTTGTGAATAATGAACTCATAATACTATTTATACCTTACGTCAGCGCTGATTAGATTATCTTCATACCCATTGATTTAAGTGTATCTTCAGTCCAAATCTCGAACTTCCAGCCACGATCCTTAGCATATTCATTGGCTGCCTTCCATTTACACGTATTGGTTACATATGTAGTAACTTCAGTTATGTACTTCTTGGTCTTACGACGCGTCTTAGGTGGTCGCGTCTGATTCTTAGGCTTAATCTCAACTAGATACACTTTGCCATTCATTTTGATCTGTAGATCAATAAAGTAACGATGCCGCTTGCCATCAATCTCGCTGTAATATGGTACAACAACTTCCTCGCTGTTCCAAGCCTCGACTGAACTCTGAGAGTCACACCATTTGAATGCTACCTTCTCCCATGATGATCGATATACTACATTCTTATAGTCTCCGATATACTTACTGGTATTCTTTACCTTATATCTACCACTATATGTCTTGCCCCATGCCATCTGTGCATCTCCAACTTATCTTATTAGTATTATTTATAAAGCTGTCAGGCAAAGAAAAGCCCTCCGAAGAGGGCTTATAAGCTTATTGTTATATTATATTTATTCTTATAGTATTATTTATAAGAATTAATCATCCTTCTGTGCTAATTTAGCAAAATAAGACAAAGTATCTTCCTCATCGTCTGCAGCTGATGGTGCTGGAGAAGCGTCCGCTTCAGGCTCAGCTAGAGCAGATGGAGCTGTCGCAGCAATCGTTGGAGCAGCAGTATTTTCAGGAAGAGTAGAAGGAGCGGCAGCATCATGACCAGCTTGAACACCTAATACTTTGTTTAGTTTTGCTTTTAGATCAGCGTATGACTTATAGTTCTTAGGATCAATAAAGTCTTGCAAAGAATAAAGCTTATTATAGATTTCTTCTAAACGTTCATCATCACCATCGAATAGACCTTCAGGTTTAGAGAACTCAGACTTGTCATATGATACCCAACCGTCGACTTTACGAATCTTAATCTTAAAGTCAGCACCTTCCCAGAAATCGTAAGGGTTTACTGGTTCTTCGTCTTGAAACTCAGGTTGCATTACATCCATAACCTTATCAAAGATCTTTTTACCGAATTTGTAAAGCATTACTTTGCCTTCATTTTCAGGATTAGATGGATCAGATACTACTAAGATATTAGATACATAATGCAAACGGCGTTTACGATCACGAGCAGTTTGTTTATCTTCTTCTCGACCAGTATTCCATAGAACAGAATTAGCTTCTGTTACTGGATCATCTTGACCAATTGAAGTTAGAGAGTTTTCGATATACCATTGACCAGTTGGTCCTTTAAAACCATGATCAAAGTATTTTACCCAAGGAAGATCTTCACCTTCTTTGGCTGGTAGGAAACGGATTACTGCATAACCATTACCTGCTTTATCACGTGTTGGCTTCCAGAAGCGGTCATCACCATATGATTTTTTGCCAGAACTACCTTCAGTAGACGCGACAGCGTTTACCAAATCATCGATAGCTTTTTTACGATTGTTTTTGAGATTTGAAAATGACATATTTTTACCTTTGTATTGACATTGTATTAGACTGAATTATCCACTAAGTACTCATAATATAAAACGTATATTATATAACAAAACCATCACTTTGTAAACTGTTTTAACACTGTTTCTCGTATTTTATTTATATCTGTTTTAACGAATGGAGAATACTTGTGTATCTTACGAGACAGCTCTGGCCATGCTATAGTTTCTGTTATGTCTTTATCAGCTTTCCTCATAAAGTTAGTTAGCTGATTGAGTAACACAACAGACTCGAGACATATGCTACCTTGCATATATTCCCTAACAATTGCTGGATGTTGTCCATCCTGTGAAACCAGTAGCTCGTCAAATGAATCATATGTACAACTTAATGTAGACATGTCGTTCTTAAAGACATATGATATAGAGTCATGACGCTTGACCAAACCATTATAATACTTCTCAGCATTATCGTCGAGCATGTCTCCAACATAACTTACGTCATGTATAAAGTTTGATACCATAAACCTGCAAAGGTCTTGGCCATGCCGACGATGCAACTTATCGAAGAAGTACTTATCGCGACGTTTAAAGAAAGACTTAGAATTGACTCGAGTCTTAAAGTTAAACTTGATAGCGCAGTATTTATCGGTTTCGAAATGCAACTTAAGCGCATTATACATCGTGAAACAGTTAAACGCAGCTTCGCCAGCCATTACTTAAGGCAAGTCTCGTAGAGTGACTGTAGATCATCTGCATCTGTAGTTACTTCAACAAGATTCTGCTTATGGTACGTATTAGCCAACCGCTTTAAATGCTTCTTATCGATTCCTACGTTATCGCTTAAGTCTTCAATAGCTTCTTTAATGAAGTCCTTTTCGGCATCAATACGAAGCATAGAGTTTGAGATTTCTGTCATTGCTGTTTTGATCTTTTGACGATCAGTTTCAGCTGATGGGATAATAATACTCATATGTTGTTTCCTTTAGATTGGTAGTGTATTTCCACCAGTGTCATCCGTATTAATTAAACGGAGGGCACCAGCTTCGGCTTCAAGTTTAGCTGTAAGAGATTTACTCATAAGCTTTTTAATGTTGTCATAATCCATACCACGCTCTTCAATGATATGGGTTATAGCTTCAAGATACTTCATCCTCTTTTCAAGGACTAATTCTTCGACTAGAATACTAAATCGCTTCTTAGTCATAATCTTATGTTCTAGCACATTAGGTGGAGGTGTCATTATTGATCCATAACCCTTAATAAGATACAATCCTTATTGATTCTGTTATTAGGAACCTCAATCTTAGTAGTCAACTGATTAAACAGATTGTCTATTTGACGAGGGGTTTTCTTAAGAACCTCTGGTAAGAAGTCTTGAGGCTTTCGCAGTTTAGTAGCTCTGCTTAGTTTCTCATCGACATTCTTAAGCGTTGATCCAGATACTTCGAAACCTTTAGCATTATCAGACACATATTCGAATATCTTACGTTGTTTGACATTATAGACATACAAACGCATTGCAGTTGGAATCTGTATAGGATTAATAGAAGCTAGCTTTGAATCAGCGTCACTTGGTAAGTATTTAAGTTTAGCTACTTGTTTATCAGATGCTTTAGCTTTAGAAGCTCGTGGCTTACGAACTGCCTTACTTGCGAGTTGTGCTTTTTCAACATCAGCTAAGATTTCGTCAAGTTGTGATACTGCCTTCTTGAGATTACTTCGCTTTATATGACTATATGCATCTACAATATCTTCGTCTTTCTTATCGTAGGCATCTTGCATTTCAACTCGCAGGGTTAATACTCGATCAGCAAACATTTTAACGCCAGCACCCTTAATATCATTATTCTTTAATGACTTAAATGCATCGAACTGCGTGCTAAAATTATTAGCGTGCCAGCCTTCAACAACCATCTCATCAAACTCACTATATACTGTTTCCATCATCTTAACAAACATTCTATATTGAGGAGATACTGTTTTCTTTTCTGGCTGGCCATCATCTTCAGTAATTTCTTCTACTACAAGCTTACCTTGTTCGACTAAAGCCTGAATTCCAGTTGATATACGAGTTAATTCAGCATCACGATAAACAAAACCAGTAAACGATACAGCTACTAATTTTGATATAGGAAGACATGCATTATCTGGTACCTTCTTAAGACTCTTAAGATCGTCTTTGGAAAGCTTTAATACATCCTTAGCGTATGACTGTACATATTTTGCAAAGTCTTTTGGCTTATTAGCATAGTTAAACCAATTTGCTCCTGATGCCCACGCGTTCCAATAACCAGCGTCATCAGCTGGAGTAGTGGAAGCATCGAAGACTGGCATCTTGCCTAAATATATACCATCAATAGAGCCGCGATTGGATCTACCTTTAGCTCGTTTCTTATCTAATTCTACCGACATTGGTATTCCTCATTTGATTTAATATGGTAATTATAACATAACGGTAAGCAAAAGTAAACTGTTAATTTAAACAATTCATTTAGCTCCTACCGATATGTTGAATGTCGTCATTTGGAACCACTTGGTAACAGCCTTTATTATATGCAATCGATACAGTATAGTTCTTACTGACCTCTTGCTTATATGATTCATCAACTGTAGTCTGTATTGGTGAGCCGAGCGGTGCTGACTTATACTCAGGTTGTCCATCGTAGAGTGGGTTATCTTGCTTAGGTTTAAGTTCAACAAAGGGTGGCTTATATGGTTTACATTTATTCAGAGCTTTGCTTTTACGTTTACGACCAGTATGATCATACCTAAGAGAACCGACAGTAGAACCTTTCATCATTTACTCGCTAATATGTATAGACCAATGTTGGCAAATGAATAACCAAAATATGTTAGTAGCATGGGTAGGTTGCCAAACTTATACCATTGCTCTAACCCAATATACAGGTAAATGACACCAGTAAATGCTATTAACCATGCGCTCATCTGAAATCCTCGCTGCCGGTATCGGTAGCCTTATAGTTGTCATAGATATCAGTGCTCTCACGAACATAACGATCTACGTCTTTATAGAACATATTTTCTTCTGAAAATGCATCAATGTCTTTTGCGGTCTGAGTCGCTTCGCAGTTTTGAGCAATCTTCATTAGACGACGAGTTTCTTTTAGAGCAGCTTTGACTTGACGCTGTTCTTCTCGCATAATGCGCTTATGTGTCTTTTTAATCAACTTCAATCGAGCTTGTTTTGCTGCTTTAGTCATAATAGTCATTATTTGTCATCCTCATCGAATTCATTGATTTTTGAATTAATTAAAAATAAGCCAGATAGAGCTACGAGGAGTCCAGCTAACATAGTAATATTTGACTCATTCTCTATTAGAGGAAACGAGCTGATTAACATTGCAGTACCAAGAATTACTCTAATCATTATTCACCTCAATAGTAACTTTATAAGTCGTACCATTACGATCCATTACTTGAATAGTTCTTTTTGACGAGAGATACTGACCTTCGCTATTTAGATCTAAACGAGGGTTAGTTGAATCTTCGATATGAGTAGACATCTTAGTTGAATCTTCAATAAGAGTCTTTGATATGACTGCTGCTATGTAATCACAATATTCTAAATTTACCATAATATGTTCTCTAATCAATTTATTAATTTATAAGTGTATTATACACTACTGGTCGAGAAAGTAAACGTTTATTTTCACAAATGTGAATTATTTACATTCCGACCAGATATTGATTAGAAGTTGAAGCCTACGCCTACTCCAGCATTTTCTGCAGTATCAAAGGTAATCGTTACAGTTGCTGATTCATATCGTGCACCTAGCGCCACCGCAGCCTCGCCGTTGTAGTAACCAACAGCTCCTCTGAATCCATTAGTACCTCGAATCGCATTGGATGCTGCTATTGAAGCGGCAGTACCAGCATTGAAGAGTTTTTCTTGTTTGTTAACTAATGATTCGAAGTCTGATTCGACTTGAGCAATAGTAGAATCAAACATAGATTGCTGAGCATCGACTTGAGCCTGGAAGTCAGACGACAGTTGATCAATTCGAAGATCGAGTCGATCGATGTTTAGGAAGGTTATGTATTGAAGTTGGCTTCGAGTTTGACCTATCACATTGAATAACATTAACACATTGTTACCATCATCAATATTAAGCTTGTCGTGCAAGTCTTGTAGGTCTTGGTCCCATGGATCAGCAGCCAATACTGACGAAGATAGTGTTAGAATAGATAGTGCTAATATTGTCTTTTTCATAATATAGTCTCTAATTGATTTTATATACTAATTATATACCATCTGACGAGAAAGTAAACTAATTTCTTAGATTATTTTAGTAACTATTTCACATTTCTTATAACTTTTCGTTCTTATCGAATCCTCTAAAGGTTTTGAACCGAGGGAATCGAAGAGAGTAATGATCAGAGTTCTCACCAATAGTAATCGCATCAGCTCTTATCTCGACGACCTGACCCATTGCCTTACCCTTATCATCCCATATTGATCGTCTCATGCTATCAGTTAAACCTGATCCAACACTAACGCTGATGAACTTACCATCATCTGAACCCTGACATTGTATCGCTCCAAGATTACCCTTGTATTTACCAGTGCCTTCTTCTAGATCAATAATATGTAATGATACCTCAATAAAGGGTTTAGCTTTCAACCAGTTGTACGACCGTTTACACTCATACAGTCCACCGATAGGTTTAATCATTAGTCCTTCATAACCCTTTTCTAAGGCCACCCGATTCATTTCAGTGTACTCAGCTTGACCTTCTTCGGTATCTAAGTTGATAATACACCAATCAACTGGTACTAAACAGCTAGTTTTTGTGAAGTCATCTAATTGTTTCTTTCGCTGTACTTGGTCTAGTTTAGATTTTCCAGATTTAAACTCTTCTAATGTGATCATATCAAATATTGCCAGATATGCATCGTCAGTCTGAACGTCTTTCTTTCGATTAAGCTGCTTCATTAGAGCCTGAAAGTCACCACTCATTACTTCACCATCAATAACAACTGCTTCATCAGAAGAACCAACATAGTCTTCTATTGCTCTGTTTATATGAGGGAAGTTACTAAGTACCTTACCATTACGAGAATGTAAAACACATTTGCCATCTTGATGAATAGCAATTACGCGAACACCGTCATACTTATATTCTATGACGCATTCTCCAACCATCTTCTTCTCATGTTTAGCTCCATCGTTAGCAAGCATGCACGTAAAGGTAGGAACTCTAAACTTAATTTTAGATCTCTTAGCTACATTATTAACTGTCTTTTCACTAACACCACATCGAAGATCCTTTAATAGAATACGACGATACCAGTTGTTCCATTGATCAGATGTTGCTTGACATATAAGACTATCAATAGTATCAATTGCATTGTTTCCAGTTAAGGAGCGATCGATTAACGAATGAGCAACCTCTAGGAAGACATTCCACGAAAGGCCACTGCCGTCACTATCTGAGGCTTTAACACTCTTATCACTTACCCCGAATGTAACTAATGGATCTAAAGCTAAACACATTGCTTCCTGAAAGATCTCATCCTCGATATATTTAGCTAGTACCTCTTCTTTAAACAAACGGCTATTATTAGATTCTAACTCAACTACAACTGAAGCGTAATCCAAACTCATTTCTTATCCTTGTTTTTAGTCTTATCATTATCTTCAGTCTTCTTTTTCTTACCGAATATAGCATCAAAGTTGTCATTATACGATTGTTTATCAGTGGGCCTAACACTAGACCCCTTTCCACCATGCCATTGCTTAGTCATATTATGCCTTTTTAGAAGATTTGCGGGCGTTACCATGTTTGGCATTTGCATATTTTGCCATTTTGCTACCATAACCTTTTAATGCTTTTTCCATTCGAGGGCGATCTAGATTTGGTTGAGCTTCGATTACCTTTCTTACTGCTCTTAGCTCAGCTTGTCGTGAAGGAGTTTGAGAGAATTTAAGCTTTTCTACTACGATCTCATATAGAGATACTAGTTCTATTGGACCAAGACCCTTTATAAGATCTTTAGCTTCAGAGTTATAATCTCTATTTGGATTTACTTCGTCTTTTTTAAACTTTGACATATAGGTGTTGCTCCACTCGATTAAATAATAAGATAATTATAACACATAAATATCACTTTGTAAACTGTAAATATTAACCAAATTCGCGTAGTACCCAGTCTTCGGCCATATCTGTAACTTGTTGGATTGTCTTCTCGTTAGAGTCATATAGCACATCAGCAGAGAAAACCCAACCTTTACCGTGAGCTGAACCTCTCCACTTACGATAACCTATATTATTTTTGTTTGTTTTAAATACTTCAGCCTTGCGAGTTCCATCATCTGAATATAGTGTTTTGATTTTAGCGTTTGCAAGATACATCATATAATATTTCCTATTTAGTTACCAGAAGTTAGATCCATATTGAATGGATAACATTTCATAAATAATTCATCTTCTCTACCGTATGCTTCAATTTCCCAAGGTTGTTTACTATATGGAACATTATCATATAGTTCACCATACCAGCGTATTCCTTGCTCGTCTAATTCACCCTTTAAGAATTGTTTAATGTGAACCATCTCATGGACGATAGTTCTCATCTGCATTAAGAAGCCAACCTTCTTACCTTTATGAGTCTTAGCTATCTCAAGTTCACCTTCTTCTTGATCAGCTATAGCCCATCCATATGATTCATCACCTTCTTCACCGCATTCAGTGACAAACCGAATCTCGAGGTTTGCTTCATGATCGGCAATACCTAGTTCTTTACATAGTCGAGTCAATAATGTCTCAACTACTTTGCGGTTCTTACATCTGCCTGTTATTTCATATATCAACTTGATAACCTCATTTAATAGGATAATTATATCATACTATCCCGAGAAAGTAAACTGTTAATATTTACACTTTCTCTAATCTAGACATCAAGCGGTCTGCGCGATTCGTTACTTGTTTATACCATCGTGAATCTCTTCCTTCGACCGCCGCCAACTTCCAGTTAGCTGATTCTGCAGCCCTAATCATTTTCTTAAACTTAGAGAGTTTACCTCTACCAAGATTAAATGCCATATTGGCAAATACTTGCTTAGCCTCCTGCGGATAGCTATCCCAACCAGAGAACAACACTTTACAGTCTTCAATAGATACCTTAACGTCTAATATGAATGCTTCATTAACTCTTTCTGGTTCAACAACTGTCCCAACTGGCATGCCTTCTTCGAACTCAAACTTTTGAATAAGATGACCAATTCCAAACGTAGGATAACCTAAATGGTCTAGGTAGATTTCGTACTTTACGCCTTCGTCTATCTCAAGCTGCGTTCTTAATAGTACCAAATCAATCTCAGTATTCTTATCTCCTGAGCCAAACATGCTGCATGCTTGTCGAATTCTACGCGACATTCTCATCTATTTGTCCTCTACTACTATATTGGCTAGCATTAGTTCAAACTCTTCAATTTTGCCAACTCGATCAGGCCAATGAATGTAATCCTTTTCAGGATTTTTCTTTAGATTACTTAGTAGAGGTAATATAGCATTATATAGCTTGTTTAATTTCTCTTCAGCATCTTCTGCTGTATGATTTAGATCAGTTAAATCGGACTGTGCTCTTTGAACCACTTCAAGCTCGTCTTCATCGACTGCAGTAAAACCAAAATCAAATATATCCGACATTTACTTCTCCATTGGAGGATTCTTTTTAGATTCCTTCTTTCTATCTTTATGCTTAATTGTTCTAGCATGTGTTGGTGTAGACTTTCTTGGCTTAAAATCTTTAGTCTTCATATTATATATAACTCTTCTCTAATCAATTTATATAGGTATTATACACTACTGGTCGAGATTGTAAACGTTTACTTATGTTAATATTAACAAAATTTAGGCAAAAGAAAGGGCGACCGAAGCCACCCTAACTGTTGTACTATATAGACTTATTATGGAGTATCTGTTACTAAGTCAGCAGAGCTAAAGTTAACACCAACAAGGTCGGCAGAACCGGCTATATCAGCTATAGTCGTTACACTAGTCTCTATCTCGTAGTAGTGAACAGGAGCCGAAGCTAATTGACTTAAGTCCTGCGTAGCACCACTATTATAGATAGTCGCTAGGTTAGCACTCTCGTCTGTATCCCATATCGCAATTTGATTCACGCGACCATCAAACGATTGGGGTGATGAGGTACTATACTTACCTATTTTAAACTGTTCTGCCTTTATATCTCCGTCATAACCATTACCTGTCTGTTGTACCTGAGATATAGCGTTAGCACCATTTACGCTCATAGTGAATCTAGTGATATAAGAGGCAATATCAGCAGAGTTAACTCCTGTAGTTCCACCGTCATAAGTAACTAATATGTGATTCCATTGGTTTAAAGGTAGTGTACCTACACCAAAGAAAGCAATCAAATTATTCGTTTGGCCGAATACGAAACTTATATTGCCACCGCCAAATTGATTGATTGCTATCTGACCATCAGTTGCTACATCAGTACCGCCGTAGTAAAACAATGTCTCAGTATTTGTACTTGACGAAGGCTTCATCCACATTGATATAGTCCATGCATCAGAAGCACCAGAACCGTTAGCAGCTCTCCGAAGTACTGTTACATCAGAAGGATTACCCTGTAGTACTGTTCCTGAAGCAGCAGTAAAGTTAAGAGAGTTAGAGTTAGTATAAACAATTTCGGCAACTGTTACAGTAATAGTAAACTCAACAGTACCACCGATAGCATTACCAGCTTTGCAGTTAACTACAATAGTATCTGCAGATGTTCCAAGAAAGGCTGGAGCAGTACCACTTAATACACCAGTATTTTGATTTAATATCATCCAACTCGGAGCATCTAATTCAACATACTGATTAACTATATTATCGCTAGATACGATTTGAAAGTTTAATGCATCACCTTCTGTAACTGTTACAGTTTGATCAGCAATAGTTGGTACGAAATTAAGATCTGGTTGACTACCTTGACCTATAGTTTGTTTTGAAATTACTGGAATAGAGTAATATGCTCTATTACCTTTAACGCCAAAGTATAAGCTAACACTAGAGCCAGGAGCCGGAGACTGTTTAGCGGTAGCTATTTTATGACCTTTATCTTCGTCATATAAAGTCAAATCACCATTATCAGTAAATCTTAAACTAAACATACCTTGTATAGTTCCTGCACCACCACCATCTCTATATTGATTTAAACTTGCAGAATAGAAATAACCACCAGATGGAGAAGTTGCATTCGTATTAGCATTCCAATCTGAAACTCCAGAAGAAGTATCAAACACGATAGCTTCATTGGTTTGGTATATGAATATATTATCTAATTGCTCTTCAGCAGTGCTAACTCCACTTGATGCACCAGTATAATTCGTACCAAAGAAATCTCCTTGACCAACCTCATCAAGCATAAACATGATCTTTTCGCCTGCGACAATAGATATGTTTGATTTGATTATAGTATGATCTTCAATTCCATTTACGATTCCAGCTTCAGAGTTATCAAAATCATGAACGATGGTCCAATCTTTTGTCGATATGATTCCGTTAGGTAATACACCATTTGACCAAGTATGCATTTGGACATTGAAAGATGTAACAGCTAAAGCTATAGTAGTCTTAGCTATTTCTACTTCAGGACTAACAGATATATCTACTAAAGTTAAGAACCCTAATTCATCAAATCTTAGCGCTAAAGCATCACCAGTACCTACTACATATTTAGTTCCATTGGTTGTATTAGTCAAAGTAGTATTTGAGCCAGCTATAAAACCACCAGCGTAGGTAAAAGCTGTATTCCAATTAGATTGCGTTACCGACCCACCATTATAGGCAGTTGCTACTTCAGGTCCATCCCATATACCAAGTATTAGATTAGCACCTCCATTACTCTGAAAGTTCCACTTAAATTCATCTCCTTGAGTAAGTGCTTGACCAAAGTAAAATGGTAATTGCTGATTTACTGTAGAGTCATTAGTAGATACTGCTACTTCTGTATTAGCATTAGTTCCATATGAAATAAACCATTTGTCATTTGTAGCACTTAAAGAAGATCCACTAACCATATTAGAAGCGTCGATAGTAATCTCTGAAGCATCTGACATAACTAATATCAAATCGGTTCCAACTACTGAACCACTAACTACGTTAGTGCTAGAACCTGTAGCTAAAGTCGTAGCATCAATAGTGATTATAGAACCGTTATTTAATGATAATTGAATATCGGTTCCAACTACTGTTCCACCGGTTATAATTGTATCGTTATCTATTGCCAAGCCACCAACGCCAACAGTGATAACGCTTGCATCACTCATCGTTAATTCAAGGTCAATACCATTAGCATTCAATGTACCACTTACAACGTATAAGTTTGTATCTACTGCTAATGAAGTAACATCAATCGTAACCGTACTAGAATCACTAGCTGTTAATGTAAGAGTGTTACCAACTAAAGAACCGAAACTAATAGTAGTATTTTCGTCTACTGCTAAACTTGAAGCATCAACTGTGACGGTAGTAGCATCGTCCATAGTCAATACTAGATCAGAACCACTCAGTACTCCGCTTGCTACAAAGTTATTCGTATCAACACCTAGTGTAGTTACATCTGTTGTATAAGATGTACCATCATTCAATGTTATAGTTAAGTCGTTACCGCTTAAAACAAAATCAGTTACTGGATTGCCTTGTGATGCGAACGTTAACGCGTTGCTGAATAAATCGTTTAGTTGAGTTACTGCTAGGTTCAATACAGAGTTAACCAATGTTCCATTAATACTAACACCACTAACTGGAAGACTTTCAACCATGATCTTTTGACC